AATAGACAACCATCTGTTGGCACTTTAAAACAAGGAAATACTAATATTTCTAAGATATATAAAGGAGATGATCTAGTATGGCCTTTAGGTGGTGAACCAGATAACTATGAACCATTATCAGATGATAATGTTAGATTTGTTGGTCTTTACGATAAAAAATTAATTACATATTTTACCAACGTTGGCACGCCATTCCCGTTTGATTCTCAGTATATAGATCAAGAAATAAGCTACACTGGTATGGGGTCTAGAATTCTTGACCAAATAACAGCTATTAGCGACGATATGGAATATATATACGCTAGGTCTAGAACTTCATCAAACGCAACATATCTTACATATAGAGGTACAGACAGCGGATCGGGTCTTTCTTTTACACTGGTAAGCGATGTTGATATTGTGCAAAGTATATCTAAAGATGGGCAGTATGTATATGGGTTATCTTTAGATAGCGGTGTTCTTAACCGTGCAATTTTAAAAATATCAACCGATTACGGGCAAACGTTTGGTAATGAAATAGATTTTAATGATGCGAATAATCCGAACAATTTAGTAGACAGCGTGGCTTGCTCTATGGGAGGTAAATATGTTTATGCTGTTTGTGTAATAGGAGAAGATACTTTAGTATATAAAAGTAGTGATTACGGTTCTAGCTTTTCAAATATATCATCTATAACAGGCCTCGCGAGGGGTACATCTAGTTCGCTAAGTTTTTTTCCAATAGTATCTGGTAATGGTCAATACGTATATTTTTACGCATTGGTATCAACTAGTAATTTACCTTCTGGAAATATTATCACAATGTCTGATAATTTTGGCACCAGCTTTTTTGAGCTTTCGGTTGATCTTAGAGGGGGCGGATTTGTGAACAATCAAACAGATAAGCTCGGAAAATATTTAATTTTATCAAACTTTGGTTCTAACCAAGAAGGTTTAGTAAGCACTGATTACGCGCGCACAACTCAAGATCCAAATCTAAGCGGTTTTTCACTTGGCTTGGGCCAAACTAGCTTAAGCAACTTTGGAACTGTTGGGCTAATGGAAACTACCACAAGAATTACTACCGCAACTCCAATGCAAGAAGTAGCAACAAGTGTAGATTCTTTACAAAATTTTAATCAACTTGGTCAGTACAGTTTTTCCGCTTCAAACTACGGTCCTATTCAAAAAGTTGTTAATATACAATAAAAAATAAAAAGACACATGGCAATAATTTATAGTTACCCATCCGCAACACCTACGGACTCTGATACAGTGATAGGTACACAGCAAACGACAGACGGAGAAGATGATAACTTAACCCGTACGTTTACGCTGGGCGCAATAGCAGGCCTTGCAAACGCTAAAGTTAATTTATCTATTGGGGGTGATACTGGCACCGGCTCAATAAATCTTATTACCCAAGCTTTATCTATAATAGGTACTGCTAATGAAATAGAAACATCAGCGGCAGGTCAGACTTTGACGGTTGGGCTACCGAACGATGTAATAATATCCAATGACCTAACAGTGCAAAACGATCTTAGAGTTCTAAATGAAATTACCTCTGAAGCTACCATAGGGGGTGAAGCGTTGATAATAAACACGGGGCCGTCGACTATAACAGGGGTGCTTGACAAGGCCCAAAGTAAAATAATAAATTTATCAGATCCAACATCCCCTCAAGACGCCGTGACAAAAGCTTATGTAGACGCGGAGGTAGCCGCATGTGTAACCGGAACAGGCACCCCAAGAACTTTGACCATGTGGACCCCGACTGGGACCGGCATAGAAGATTCTATTGTTTCTGAATCAGCAAATCGGGTATACGTAGCTGGAAGCTTACTAGTGGGTTTCAATAATACCATACCTGGCACTAATGCTTTAACTTCGGGTGATAACAACAGTGTTTTAGGTAATAGCTCTGTTGCTTTTGGTTTTAATAACTCAGTAACAGGAAATCGCTGTGGTGGATTAGGGGCAAATAACATTGTAGCTGGCGGTCAAGTTTGGGCAACAGGTGATGGAAATGACGTGGGTATTGACAAGTTAAATGTAGGAGGAAATATTGTGACCGCTGGGTTTAACAACACTGTTAAATCAGGTAGTTCTTGTGTAGTAGGAACTGCAAATGTTTTAACTAACACTGCGGAATTTAGCGGAATAAATACAAATTTTGCCATGGGTTCTTCAAACACTTTAAACGACGTAAGTGACGGAATAGCCCTTGGTTTTAACAATACTATAAACGATAATAACAGCTGCATCTTAGGTAAAGGTAATACTACAAGCGGCATTGATACTTATGCTATAGGTAGAAATAACACGCTTAGCAGCGCAGATGATTACGCGTTTGGGTTTAACAATACAATTAGTGGCCAGGGAATTATTGCTATGGCACTTGGGCATAATAACGTGTTATCAGGAAGTCAATCTTATGCTTTTGGTAGAAACCTAGAAGATGGTGGTGAAGATAACACTGTTATAATTGGACGTTATAATGCAACGCCAACCGCAACAGGTAGAATTGTATTTGGAACTGGGTTTTCTCCTACTGGTAGAAAAAACGCAATAGAAATACAAGCCGGTACTAGTTCGCAATCTGGGTTATTATTCCCGGCACTTAGGTTATCTAATTCATACGCTAACGATTCAGATGCTGCAGCAGCTGGTGTGGAAAGAGGAGAGCTTTATAGGTCTAACAATCAAGTTAGAATAAACGTGGATCAAGGGGTACAAGATGCAAGAAACAATGAAGGTTTGGCATATTTAACGCCTCAACGGGAACCTAATCTTCATCCCGGCGCAACCCGCAACGTTGGAGATCACTACAATTTAGTATTACTAGGTTGGAAGGGGGGTAATGGTACATGCACACTTAATTTACCACTCGCCTCATCAAATATGCATAGGCTTATAAGAATTACAACAGACGGCTCTTTATCCAGTGGCGCGGGTGATAAAATAAATATCACGGCTACTGGTAGCGAAACTATAGACGGTGCTGCTTCTTTTCAAATATCAAAACAATACGAAGGTATTGCTGTTTATTCAACAGGATCTGAATGGATTGTAATTCAAGCAAAAGCACATTAGTAAAAATCCATAAAAACCGGTAATATATAAAATATACCCTGCTCGGGTTAGAGCAAACCAATAATAACAACTAAAACCAAAACCAATGACGTTTTATTACGAGACTAATTCGTGGGCTAGTCAACCACAACCAACTAAAAACCGAATCAAACTATGGAACCATATAGCTGATAAAGCAAATTGGCGCATAGTTCAATTACCAAACGGTTATTACCAAACAGAATATCAAGATCTTCAAGATGAAGAAAAGTGGATTGACGTTACAAGACGTGAAACAATGCAAGCCGCAGAAACCGCAATTGATAAGACTGTTGAACACTACCAAAAGAAAGTTGAATTTTTAAACGGCCCCAAAGTAGTCAAAACCTTTAAGTAGTCTAATTTACAATATAATATAATTTAATTTAATATGACTGACAAAATTGTTAAGAATCTTAACTTTGGTAATAATGCCAAGGAAAAAGTTTTTACTGGAATTGAAAAACTCACAAAAGCCGTTAGCTCTACATTAGGGGCTAGCGGTAAATGTGTAATTCTTGAAGATAACGCAGGCAGGCCTGTTATTACAAAAGACGGAGTGACTGTTGCAAATGCAATTACACTATTAGATCCGGTTGAAAATATTGGAGCAACACTAATAAAGCAAGCGGCACAAAGAACCGTAAGCGAGGCTGGCGATGGAACTACCACAGCAACGGTACTGGCGCATGCAATACTTAAGCAAGCTTACAAAGCGCTTAAATCGCATGGCACTCGCGACATTAAAGACGGTATAAACGCAGGAGTTAAAAAGGTTTGCGTAGCTTTAGAAAAGCTAGCAATACCAGTAACGGGTGACATGGTAAACCAAGTTGCTACAATATCTGCCAATAATGATAAAAAACTTGGCGATTTAATCGCAGAGGCTTTTAAAGCTGTAGACAATACAGGGGTGGTTATGATGGAAACATCTAACGAGGCTACCACTACAATTGAAATTGTTGATGGAGTGCAATATGATAAGGGGCTTAAAAACTTTCATTTCGTTACTAATAAAGAAAATGGAACTTCAGAACTAAATAATCCTTTAGTTTTAATTGTAGAATCAGAGGTTCCTAATATAAGAAAAATACAAAGCGTATTAGAGTACGTTATAAAAAACAAAAGAAGCCTTTTGATAGTGGCTGATTTAGGGCTGGAAGTTTTAAATGCTCTAGCTATGAATCACGTAAAAGGCAATATAAAAGTAAACGTTGTTGATGCTCCTACGTATGGAGTAACCAAAAAAGAAGTATTGCAAGACCTAGCGTTGTTAACAGGCGCTACCGTAATAAATGAAAATCTTGGGGACGACATGGATCTCATACAGCCCGAACATCTTGGCGAATGTTTAAAATCTGTAACTAATAATGAAGAAACGATTTTTCAAATTAACGAACCCAGTAAAGAAGCTCAAGAGCTTTTACAACAAGTTAAAAAACAACTTGATGAAAATGCGCAATCAGGTTTTAGATTTCGACTTGAAAAAAGAATTGCTCGTCTCTCCGCTAAAGTGGCTTCTGTCAAAGTTGGAGCAAACTCAGAAGTAGAGTTAAAAGAGAAAAAAGATAGAGTTGAAGACGCTATTTGTGCTACAAAAGCCGCAATAAAAGAAGGTATAGTTCCAGGAGGAGGTATTGCTTTGCTTAACGCATCTACTGCTATAACAGCTAAAAGTGAGGGTGAAAAAGTTTTACTTGAAGCAATAAGAGCTCCATACGAAACAATTCTCAGCAATGCAGGTTTAGATATTGTTTATCCCCAAACAAAAAATAAAGGGTTAAACGTTGTTACAGGTAAGGACGTAAATATGGTACGAGCAGGCATTATAGATCCTTTATTGGTTACCAAGAGTGCCTTAAAAAATGCGGCTTCCGTGGCTACAACTATAATTTCAACAGATTGTGTAATTAACAACTTAAGAGTTACAGATGAAAGCAATAGGTAGAAATTTAGTTATATCAAAGAAAAAGCAGGGCACAACTGAAACAAAAGGGGGTTTGCTTATAGCGGAAAAACAACGGGAAGACATTAGATATGCGGAGGCCTGCGTCGTTTCTGCAGGCGATGAAGTAGTTGGTGTAAATGAAGGCAATGTAATATATTATGATCGTCATGCAGGACACCAAATAGAGTTTGAAGGCAAAATGTACCACGTTATTCGAATGCAAGACGTGGTTGTTGTTGTATGAGACGTTTAGAAGCGTCTGATCTGCGTAACTTAAACATTTTAAAGCACTACCGTATAATTAGAAAATGGGCTGCTAAGAATTACAATTTACAAGAAGCGGATTTGGAGCTTTTAATATACTTTGATTGCTTAGACCACTTTAAAAAAAACGATTATAAAATAGGCGTGCTTGCTTACAGCTGGGATAATAAAAGATGGAATAGACTTTTAAAAGAAGGCTGGGTAACTGTGTGGCGAAAAAGAAACCATACAACTCAAAAGTACAATATATATAAAACTTCCTTTAAGTGTAAACAAATGATTACGCGCATGTACAAAATGCTTTTAGATGAGGAAGAAATACCACTAATAAAAAAGCCGCAATCATATTCAGAGCGTATGCTTAGTTTAGCAATAAAAAAAATAAATTATGAGTGATAAAATTTTTACAGTTCCCGGAATAAAAGCTAGACGTATTTCAGCACCAGTAAATACAAGTAGTGTAGGACAAACGGCAGATTGGAGTAGTATTGGACGGAATATAGCTCAAGCCGGAGCTAGTATCGCAGCCGGCATACAAGCCGGGCAAACCGATCTTCAAATAGCTGAGGGGCAAATAGAAAAGGGTAAGAAACCTGCAAATAAACTGCAAGCTAAGATTGACAGAGCTACAGCAGAAGGTAAAGATGCAAAAGCAGCTAGGCTTCAAGGCAGAAAAGATCGGCGCGATGAGCGCGATACAAAAAGAGAAGCACGTATCAAGAAAAGAAACGAGGAGCGGTTAGAGACAACACAACAACGCCAAGAAAACAAAACAAATCGCTTTGATGAAAGAAGAGAAGATGGCAATACGCCAATTAGCAGCTTTAGCCAAGTGTTTGATAAATTTTCAACAATAGCAAAAAATCTATAATATGAGTACAGCAGCAGCAGCGGTAGCAGCAGGAAGTAATAATAGCGGCGGCAATAAAGCAGAGAAATTTATGCAGTACGGGAGTGCCATAGGTCTAGGAGCTGGCGTAGCGGCTAGCACAGGTATAAAAACTGCTAATCCAAATGCAGTAGGAGCCAGTCCAAATGCGGGTGGACCGGGACCGGAACCCGAAATGCCAGAAATAACTGGTGCTATGATAGGCGGCACAATGCGAAATAACCCTAATGTTGTAGCCCCTGCTACTACAACTAATTTACAGGACATCCCTGGAATGAGCGCCTATGATCTACGTCAAAAATACGCAGAACTAATAACCAGTGGAGAAGCGGGAAGCGGTAAGAATAGAAATTTATTAAAAGCGTATGCATCAAGAATTAAAGAATTAAGCTCTGGCCCTAATGGGGGTGGTGCTTTTGGCGCGTTTACAGGATTTAATGCTGCAACAAAAGATCCCCACTCTTTTTTAAAAAACCGGGATAGCTATAGCGTTGAAGAAAATGTTAATAGTATGAATGACTCTATCGAAATGATGGACACCGGCGGATTTTCTCCAAATGCTCAATCTACAGCGACAGGTGTATTTGGAACTCAAGACCAAAGAGATTTAGCCGTAGGAGCGTCTACATCACAAAAAATGCTAGCTAGCTTAAGCAGAACTCAAAGTTAAAAATAATAAATAATTAATTATGTCAAAACACAATTATAAAAAACCATTGCAAGGAACAGTAGGGGAATCCCATGTATGGGACGGCCCTATTGATTTAGATGGCCTTCCGCAAGTTAAAGGAAGTAACCGCGGACCAAATGGTATGCAAGTAAAAAAGTATCCCTGCAAATCATACGAATTGCAAGGGCCGATTACACAACGCGCAAAACAATAATTATGTACGTTCAGCATAACTCACCATTAAGTAAAAAAGGGGATGCTCCGTCTAGGAAGAAGTCAAAAGGCTATTACAATAAAGCTAACAAATCCGGCACAGGTGCAGCGGCGGGAGGCGGTATGTCTGAAAAAGGTGTAAAAAAATACAGAAGAGACAACCCTGGAAGTAAGCTGCAAACTGCTGTAACAAAAGATCCTAAGAAATTAAAAAAAGGCAGTAAAGCCTGGAAGCGAAGAAAATCTTTTTGTGCAAGATCAAAAGGTTGGAAATCTGAAAGAGGTAGAGCGGCTAGAAGAAGATGGAATTGCTAATGAAAGATAAAGGAGTAGGAGATACTATAGCGAGAGCCACTAAGGCTACAGGTATAGACAAGTTTGCTGATAGACTAGCAAATGGCTTAAATATACCAGGTGGTTGCGGCTGTAAAAAAAGACAAGACAAGCTAAATAAAATGTTTCCATATAGAAAATAACTATGGCTTTTAAACTCAATAATCCTCCGTATACAATAGACAACACTCCAATATATCAAGTAGATATGGAAGACGGGGTTATGGGTAAAGCCAATAACAACGGAACTATTATTATAAATAAAGATGTTCCAATAAATAAAATACAAGACGTTATAAATCACGAAAAGATTCATATAGATCAAATGAACCGTGGCGATCTTGATTACGACGATAAATACGTATACTGGAAAGGTAAAAAATATTTAAGATCAGCAATGCAGGAAGGAAATAAAAAATTGCCTTGGGAGGCAGAAGCATATAAAAACGCATAAAATAAAAAAAATGGCATATACACAAAAACCCGGACGCGGCAATGGAAATCCTATTATGAAGGTGTCCGACAAATTAAAAGAGGGTAGCGGATTAATGTTACTAGGTGATTTAGATAAAGACGGAACGCTGAATGAATATGAAGCAAAGCGCCAGGCTGCTATTGTGGCAAACACTAGCCCGGCTACTATGTATGGTTCTCCTGTAGAAATGAAAACAAACAATGGCCCAATACCTCAGTCTGGATTAAATTATGGTAAGCCAATGAAAAATGTAGGAGATCTTAATAAAACAATATACAAAGCTAAAAAATAAATATGGCTTTTAAAATTGACAATCCTACTGATAATACAGATAACCCCACAAAAGATGAGTTAAGAGATCGGCGTATTGCAGCACGTAAAGCATTAGACGCTGAGCGTAAAAGAGTAATGGGGATTAGAGCTAGAATTGATGAGACCGCTGAAGCCGCCGTGAGGACGGATAAATATACCGTGAATTACGGCGGGGAAGGGCCAGTAACTGGAGCGGGGGTGGTTCCTCAAAAAACATATGAATGGCTAAAAGAAAGAGGAGGCTCGGCTTGTTCACTTTATGCGTGTAGTATAATGCGAGAAGCAGGCGTCACTGTGCCTAATTCAGTTGGGCCAGACGGAGTAACTATAAATAATGTTACGTACAAGCCCGGCGACAAAATGCCGATAATACCGGGCAACGATCAATTTGACTCAGTAGCACCCCAGCTTGGATTTGAACTAAGGCCCGCTGGTAGTACACCAGAAGAAGGAGACGTTACTAGAGCCAGCTACGGGTACGGGGTAACATCTCATTCTACAATTCAAACAGGCGACGGGTTGAATGTTTACAATCCAGGAAACCTTACCTACGGCCTAAAGCAAGCCGCTACTTTTGCAGATCCCCGCGATTTTGGAGGCATGACAAAAAAGGAATCACAAGAATTTTTAGAAGAATTTGGCCACATCCATCGGGATAGTATTAAAGAAAGAATGGTAGACGGAAAAATATACCCCTCCAGATTAATGCAATATGTGGGAGATTTACCAGCATTGCGAAAACAATATAGACAAGCTGCGAAGGCTGCCCCTTACAAACCTGTAACTTTAAAACCAAAACCAATTCAGTTGAGTTCTCCAAAGCCAACGGCACAATTGCCAACTAATATATCAAATTTTTTTAATAGAAATAAATAATTTAATTTAATAAAATGAAAAAGCTAGTTTTTATTTTAGCTTTTCTTTGCTTAAGCATTACCAATGCTCAAGATGAACTTTCTATATCAAATTACTTTAAAATACCAGAAAGTTATAAAAGAATAGTTACAACGGATTACCATAAATGGTTAATCAATAAAGAGATAAAAATAGAGGAAGTGCTAACTTATGATGGTTATGCTGTATATGGGCTGGGTAATTATTATGCGGCAAAGTTTGATTACAGCATTGGTAAAAGAGATTTACATCAGTGCGCAGATGCAGCAATGTACTTTAGGGCTTGGTACCATTTTGATAAAGGTAATGTAGATAAAATAGTATTTACATTCACAGATGGAACAAGGTATAGCTATAGCGAGTTTTTAAAACAAAAAAAGCTAAGCAACACATTTAAAAGCTTTAATAAATATATGGCCGTTATATGGTCTTATGCTGGAACGTGGTCGATAAATAAGTATGACACAAAACATGTAACTATAAATGATATGTCCGCTGGTGATATATTTGTTATAGGCGGATTTCCAGGTCACGCAGTAACTATTGTAGATGTAATAGAAAACGAATGTGGGGATAAAAAAATAATGATATCGCAAAGCTTTATGCCGGCGCAAGATCATCATATATTAATAAATACCGAAAATAATACAGTTTGGTTTAATATAGATGAAGTGCCTAATATAGGTTTTTGGTTTACAGAAAACAATTTAAAAAGATTTAAAATATAATGAAAAAAATTTGGCAGTGGCTTACTGGTTCTGTTATAAAAGAGGTTGGTGAAGTTTTAGATAACTTAACTACAACTAAAGAGGAAAAATTAGAGGCGCAACGCCTTATAACAGAAATACTAGAAAAAGCAGATAAAGAAGCACAAGAGCAGGTTACAGCAAGATGGCAGGCGGATATGGCTTCTGACTCTAAGTTGTCTAAAAATATAAGACCATTAGTATTAACATATTTGACTGTTATATTTACAGTTTGTGCGTTTTTTGATGGCAATATAGGTGAGTTTAGCATTGCTGAAGAATATATACCTATATTTCAAACACTTTTAGTTACAGTGTATGGGGCCTATTTTGTAGGTCGTAGCTGGGAAAAAGCAAAATCCATGCAATCAAAATAATTAACTTAAATTAAATTAAATGACAAAAATTAAAGATAAGCAATTAACTAAAATACGCGAGCAGCAAAATAAACTAAATGAACTATTAAATCAAGTAGGTTATTTAGAAGCCCAAAAGCACGGGGTGCTGCATGAGTTTGCAAATGTTAGTAAAAAAGTAGAGGATTATAAAAAAGAACTTGAAGCTGAATACGGCCAAGTAAATATTAATCTTGAGACTGGAGAATACACAGAGCTAAATAAAGATGGACAATAATATAAGAAAAATCAGTATTGGCTCTGATTATAAAAACGACGCAATGCACTATTCTGTAGGGCAGCAGGTTTATGGCGGGCACGAAATATCAAATATATTATTTGACAATACTGACAACTCTTACAACATATATATAAAAAAACAAAACGAGGTGTTGCCATGGAAAAAGTTTAATCAAAACATGGCAATATCCGTTGAGTATGATTTAGAGTATTAATGGAAAGCCTGTATAGTTTTATTGTTAAACCCGCAGAGGATAGATACAATAACAAGAAAAAAGTTGGCGACAATGATTTAATATTGAATACCAATATAGAGTCCTTTCGCTATATAAGCAAAGAAGCTATTGTTGTTGCTACACCTAAAGCTTTTAAAACAAATATAGAGCCAGGTGATAAAGTCATTATACATCATAACATATTTAGAAGATATTATGATATTAAAGGCAGAGAAAAAAATGGTAGTACATATTTTAAAAATGATTTGTATTTTGTTAATATGGATCAAGTTTATATGTATAAAAAAGATAAAACCTGGTACACAAATTTAGAATATTGTTTTATAAAACCTATTAAAGAAGACGCTATGTTTTCAATTAATTTTGAGAAGCCCCTAGTTGGTATATTAAAATATGGAAATAAGACGTTAGAAGCGCTTAAAATAAGCCCGGGGGACTTAATTGGGTTTACACCCTTTGGCGAGTTTGAGTTTATTATAGACAACGAGCGCTTATATTGTATGAAATCAAATGACATTGTAATTAAATATGACCGTAAAGGAAACGAAAAAGAGTATAATCCAAGCTGGGCGGCGCGCGGTTAGCGAACTTATAAAAGTTGCAGAAGAAAAAATTATCACTAATACTGAAGATGATGTTTCGGCTGACCGACTTAAAAATGCAGCAGCTACCAAAAAGCTAGCTATATTCGATGCCTTTGAAATTTTAAATCGCATAGAAGAAGAGCAAGCTATGCTTGATGGAAAAGAAAATAATACACGAGCAAGTTCATTTAAAGGTTTTGCAGAAGGTAGATCACAATGATATACGAGCAAACATTATATAAGGTTTTACCTGATCACATTAAAAAAAGCGTGATTAAGAAAAACAACCGTTATAAAAAATGGAAATATGGCTATAACAAAGAATATGACGTTGTAGTAATAAGCAAAACCGGACAGATAGGTGAAATATATGAAATACAAAACCTAAAAATAGCGCTGCCTAAAGAAACAAGCGTGCACACTTTTAAAGCAGACAAATGGGGTAGATTAGATTACCCTAAAGAGTTGCAAAAAATTAAAAGTGTATTTGAATGGAACACGAAGCCTGAGTATTTCAAAGATAAATATTATGACTACATTGATCAAGAATTTAATCGCAGATCGCAGGGATTTTGGTTCTATAATAAGGGCTTGGCTACTTACATCACTGGCACTCACTTTATGTACCTGCAGTGGAGTAAAATTGATGTTGGGGCAGCAGACTTTAGGGAGTCAAACAGACTATTCTTCATATTCTGGGAAGCTTGCAAAGCAGACACAAGATGCTATGGCATGTGCTATCTCAAAAACAGACGGTCTGGCTTTAGCTTCATGGCGTCAGGAGAAACTGTCAACCTTGCGACAATATCTAGTGACTCAAGATTCGGTATATTATCAAAATCAGGAGCGGATGCTAAAAAAATGTTTACCGACAAGGTAGTACCTATATCAGTAAATTACCCTTTCTTTTTTAAACCAATACAAGACGGTATGGACCGTCCAAAAACAGAATTAGCATATAGGGTTCCTGCTTCAAAACTAACTAGAAGAAAACTTGATCAAGGTGAAAACCCAGAAGAGCTTGAGGGGTTAGACACAACTATTGACTGGAAAAATACAGGTGATAACAGCTATGATGGTGAAAAATTAAAACTATTAGTTCACGATGAAAGCGGTAAATGGGAGAGACCTGACAACATATTAAATAACTGGCGCGTAACAAAAACGTGTTTACGTTTAGGATCCAGGATCGTAGGCAAGTGTATGATGGGCTCAACATCTAACTCTTTAGACAAAGGAGGAGGAAATTTTAAAAAACTATATTACGCTTCAGATGTTACAAAAAGAAACCGCAATGGACAGACTAGCTCGGGACTATATAGTTTGTTCATACCTATGGAATGGAACTACGAAGGATTCATTAACTCTTATGGGATACCTGTATTCAACACACCGGAAAAGCCCATTCAAGGCCCTTACGGAGAGTCGATAGATCAGGGGGTTATTGAGCATTGGCAAAATGAAGTTGACGGCCTTAAAAGTGATCAAGATGGACTGAATGAATATTATCGTCAATTCCCAAGAACTGAGCAGCATGCTTTTAGAGATGAGGCTAAAGAGTCTTTGTTTAATCTAACCAAAATATATCAGCAAATAGATTACAACGAAGATTTAAGAAACTCTAGCGTTGTAACGCGCGGAAGCTTTTATTGGGAAAACGGTATTCAAGACACAAGAGTAATATTTTCACCTAATAAAGATGGAAGATTTTTAATATCTTGGATTCCTAATAAAAACCAACAAAACCGTGTAATAATAAAAAATGGTATAAAATATCCAGGCAATGAACATATGGGTGCGTTTGGCTGTGATAGTTATGATATATCAGGAACGACTGATGGCAAAGGATCTAAGGGATCTTTGCATGGCTTAACTAAGTTTAGCCTAGAAGATGCTCCGGCTAATACGTTTTTTTTAGAATATATTTCAAGACCACAGACGGCTGAAATATTTTTTGAAGACGTACTTATGGCTTTAGTGTTTTATGGCATGCCAATATTAGCTGAAAATAATAAGCCTCGATTATTATATTATTTAAAAAGAAGGGGTTATAGAGGATTTTCAATGAACCGCCCAGATAAGCTTTTAAATAAGCTTTCGGTTACAGAAAAAGAAATAGGCGGAATGCCCAACTCAAGTGAAGATATTAAACAGGCCCATGCAGCCGCTATTGAAAGTTATATAGAAAATCATGTAGGCTTATTGAGTGATAACACTTACGGAACTACATATTTTCAAAACACATTAGAAGATTGGGGTAAATTTAATATTAACAACAGAACTAAGCACGATGCTTCTATTAGCTCAGGCTTAGCTATAATGGCTTGTAATAAAAACAAATATAGCCCCAGGGCGGAAAAAATAATAAAATCGCATACTTTAAGTATTAAAAAGTATGATAATAAAGGATACAGTTCAAAAATAATATAAATGGTATATAGTAGCTACAATAGTTCATTTCCCGACCAGGTGGTACCCGCGGTGGAAAAGCTAAATTTAGAATACGGCGCAGCTGTAGGCAGAGCTATCGAAAACGAATGGTTTAGAAATAACCGAGGTAATGATAGGTTTACAGCTAACTTCCAAAATTTTCACAGGCTAAAACTATACGCCAGAGGAGAGCAGCCTATACAAAAATACAAAGATGAGTTGGCAATTAACGGTGATTTATCTTATTTAAATTTAGATTGGAAACCAATTCCCGTGATAGCTAAGTTTGTTGACATTGTTGTAAATGGAATGTCGCAAAGAAGTTATGAAATAAAGGCATTTGCTCAGGACCCTGAGTCTTTAAAGAAAAGAACAGATTATGCTGAGCGCTTGCAACGCGATATGACAGCAAAAGATTTTTTAGATAATGTAGAAAGTACATTGGGGCTAAATTTATATTCAACAAACAAAGAGCAACTCCCCAACGATGTAAACGAGCTTTCACTAAAAATGCAGCTTGAGTTTAAAGAATCTGTAGAAATAGCCGAAGAAGAAGCTATTAATACGATATTAGATAAAAATAGATACGACGAGCTGCGAAAGCGGGTTCTTTATGATTTAGTTGTTACTGGCATTGGTGCTACAAAAACAAATTTTAACCCTTCTGACGGTGTAAAGGTTGAATATGTTGACCCGGCTAGTATGGTGTATTCTTATACGGAAGACCCAAACTTTGAAGATTTATATTATGTTGGTGAAGTTAAAACAATATCATTAGCAGAAGTTAAAAAACAATTTCCGTATTTATCAGATCAAGAGTTATCTGAAATACAAAAGTGGGGCAGCAGTCCTAATAATCATTTAAGAAATTATTACGGGGCTGGAACAGACGACAACCAAATTAATATTTTATTTTTTGAATACAAAACATATAACGATCAAGTATTTAAAATTAAAAGAAATGATGCTGGCCTAGAAAAAGCCTTAGAAAAGCCAGATACATTTAACCCGCCTGAAAATGATAACTTTGAAAGAGTGGGCCGAAGCATAGAGGTTTTATATTCCGGGGCTAAAGTACTGGGCTACAATAAAATGCTCAAATGGGATTTAGCAGAAAATATGACTCGCCCATTTGCTGATACAACTAAAATAAAAATGAATTATTCAATTTGTGCGCCAAGAATGTACAAAGGTAGAATAGATTCTTTGGTAAATAGAATAACTGGATTTGCTGATATGATTCAAATAACACATTTGAAAATGCAGCAAGTTATTAGTAGGGTGGTGCCCGACGGTGTTTATCTTGATGTTGATGGCTTAGC